GGAGGGTTTCGTAAATCGTTGGACGGATCATTATCGTCTCCATTCACGGGTGAGAGGGTTAGGCCAGGACGTACAAGGCGACGATCAGGATGCACACGACGAACTCGACCAAAAGGCCGATGAAGATCGCGACGTTGAAATAGGCGTGAGAGTTGAGCGTGGTCATTGAGGTTCCCCTTGTTCGATCCAACACAGCGAACTTGAGCGAACTGCGCTAAGAAGTCAACCGGAGATTGACGGACAGATTGTCGCAGCTAGTCGCCAATGCGGTCTAGGCCACGCAGCGCCGTGACGCGCCGCATCAGCTTGTCGACGTATGCCCGCCTCACAGCGTCCCAATCGAAGCCCGCCGGCGCGGCTCGCAGCACAGTGCAAAGGTGAACGCCAATCGCTCGAGCTGCCTCGCTCGCCGTGAACCGGCCGGCGAGATAATGGCCAATCACCCGAGCCCGATCGCGCCCTCTCAGCCGGTCTGGATTGAAGACGTGTTTCAAATGCTCAATGTCCTGTGCATTTCAAATGCTCAATGTCCTGTGCATTTCAAATGCTCAATGTCCTGTGCATTCTCAAATCGCAATGACCGCCCAAACGTCAAACAAATCAACGACCCTCCCTATAGGGGATCGCGCGGCTACACAGACTCACTGAAACACGGTCATTGCGATTGCCTCAATCCAGTCCAATTCTCGCACCCATGTCCGATCTCGCAGTCTCACAAACCCCTCGCCAAGCCCCCCTCAGAGTCCAAGGCAAGCTCGCCCGAGCCCTCACGCTTATGGTCGACGAGGGGAAACGGATTGATCTTGCCGCTCAAGAAGCTGGCATGACGACTTCAGCAGTCCGCAAAGCCTTCGAGCGACCACATGTCCTCGACTACGTCCGCAAGCGAAGGCAGATGCTCCTTGCGAGCGTCAACGCGCGCAACATTCAGCGCCTGGCGGAGATCAGAGACGCAGCCGACAACATGCCTGCGGTCAACTCGGTGCTGGCGCTGGAGCGCATGGCAGGCGATGCATCGAGCACGGGAGGAACAGGCGTAAGTCATTCACCTGGCATCACAATCCAGGTAGTGACAGTGCAGTCAGACGAACGTCAGCCTGTCAAGACGACCATCGACCTGACCGCGAACCCTCCCGATCCTGACGATCGCCCGTGAGCGAGGCCGGGGGGGGAAAACGCGAGTTTCCGCCGTGCTCCTACCTTCTCTCTGCACATTTTCGGCCAGATTTACGGGGGTGGGGGAATTGGCGGGTCTGTTTTTTTGGGGCGGCTGAAATATTTGGCGTCTATCACCACGCCAGCCCGAAGCATCTTGATCGCTACGTTGACGAGTTCGCCTTCCGGCTGAACGAGGGCAGGATTAACGACGATTCGCCGCTGTTCGCCGAGGTCAGTCATGGATAGCGGGGGAAAAGGGACTCATGTATATAATTCCCAAATATTTGGGTCAGCGAAAATGGCTCGCTGGTTCAGGACTGCGGATACGCGCGAGGCGGTTCCTCGCAAATCTGAGGAGAAGAGAATGATCAAGCCCACAGTAGGCCGCGTCGTCTGGTACACGCCAAGCGCTTACGACCATGAAAAGATGGCGGCGGCGCAACCGCAGCCGCTTGCGGCGATTGTCGCCCACGTCTGGAGCGACACCTGCGTCAACCTTGCCGTGTTCGACGCAAACGGCATCGCCCACAATCGGACGTCTGTTCTGCTTGTGCAGGACGATGCGGCGCGGCCCGACGCGGGCTTCTGTGAGTGGATGCCCTACCAGAAGGGGCAGGCGGCTAAATATGAGGCGCTTGAAGCGAAGACCGGCGCCTGACGACGAACGCCGCGCGGCGCGCCAGGTGTGCGCCGTCGGCCCTACGCGAGGGGTTTGTGATGGCTGAGGTTGTGGTTGGGTTTCGGAAGGACGTGGCTGTCGCCGGCGAGGCGGCGGCGAACGTGGTCGACTATTGCGAGGAGCTTCTTGCGATGGCTAAATCCGGGAAGATTCGCTCGCTCGGCGTGGTCTACGTCGACACGCAGGCTTACGTCGGGACGGGGTACGTCACGAGCGGGTTTCCCCACGCGCCGCACCTTCTGGCCGGCTGCATAGCTTTGCAGCGCCGATGCGAACAGAACTGGATGGACGCATGAAGCCGATTCGCATTGTTTCGGCGGCGCAGCGTGCGATGCTGGAGCGGGTTGTTGCTGACCCTGCTGAGGCTCGGCGGCGCGGGTTATCCGCTGAGCAGGCTCGGGCAGCTTTGGCTGCGTACGGTGGCGGTCGGTTGCCTGAGCGGGTTGGGCCTGTCAGGGCAAATCGCCACGGTCCTGCTGGGCGGCGTCGGTGAAAAGGGCCAACTGCTCGCCGAGCTTCGGATAGTTGATGGTTCCAGGGTAAGGTCCGCCGGGCCAGAGGGGTGCGCCGCGCAGCATCCACGCAATCATCGGTGGCATGACAGGGCCGACGAACGCGGGCGATGGCCGCCACTGCGCATCGAGATAGGCGTCGAGGTCAGCGCCCGTCAGAAGGTGCGGAGGGACGCGGCGCGGTTTCATGTCCGGCTCATCGCCGCGATCCGGTCGCGGACGCGGATGACGGTGCGGGCGGACCACGGCGCGCCTGTCGGGGTCGCAATGCCGATCTGGTTGAGCTTGTTGGCGGCGGTGTGGGATGCGAGGTCTTTGAGACGGGCGAAGACGGGGGCGAGTTCTTTCGCTCGAGCGTTGGCCTCTTGTTTGCGGCGCTCGCCGACTTCGGTGGTCTGGCCGAGCTTGCGGCCTGATTTGGTGCCGATGATCTTGGCGCGGGCGAGGGCGGCCTTGGTGCGCTGCGAGATGAGGGCGCGTTCCTTTTCGGCGACCGCGGCGTAGATGTGGAGCATGAAGGGGTCGACGTTGGGGCCGAGTTCGGCGACGATGAAGGGGATTTTGTGCAGCATCAGACCGGAGATGAAGTGGACGTCGCGGGAGAGGCGGTCGAGCTTGGCGACGACGACCGGGCCTGGCAGGCGAGACGCGAGGTCGATGGCGGCCTTGAGTTCCGGGCGTTGCTCGAGCGCGTCGGCGCCCTTGCCGGTTTCGACCTCGACGAACTCCTGGACGATGCGCATGTCGTTGTTGGCGGCAAACTGCTCGACGGCGGCGCGCTGGGCGTCCATGCCGAGGCCCGAGAAGCCCTGCTTTTGCGTTGAGACGCGGAGGTAGGAGACGATGGGGGTCATTTGCGGGCCGCGGCGGCGAATTTGTCCAAGGCTTCGAGCCGGTCGGCGCGCGCGGCCCTGATCAGGGAGATTGGGTCGGTCATTCCCACGCTATGATCTCCCGCAACGAGCCATCAGACCAAAATCGCAGGGTCGAGTTCATTGAGTCCTCCACCGTAAGGCCACGCGAGCCTTTAGGATAAGGCGGGCGTTCCATGGTCGGCTCCCATAAATCCACTTCGTGGAAGACTATTTTTGCGCGCTGCATCATTCGACGCATAATTACGAAGTCAGACTGCGCCTTCCGATGTTTCGTCATTTTAGGGCCTCGTCGATCATGGAGCGAACTTTCAACAGGTCGTCTTGCTCGAAAACATGAAAACATGAAAACATCGTCGTCGTCGAAGCAACCGTCTCGATATTGTGAGATACCCAGGGCGGAGCGCCATGAATGCGTCTCGTTTGAGCAGCCTCATTTTTCCTTCTTGCATTCCGCGATAGTTGGTGTCATGACTCGGGCGGATAGTCAAGGGGGATGCGATGGGCGAGCGGTTCGAGTGGGCGCACAAGTTCGCTGACATCCTGATTGACACGTTCAACCGCGTCTCGGCGGACACCGACGCGCTCAAGCACGCCCGCCGGTCGCGCGCGGCCCGCAAGGGCTGGCGGACCCGCAAGGCGATGGCGAAGGCGAGGGAAAAGCCATGATCAAGATGGACCCGATGTCATTTCTGAAAGCCAAGGGCGCATTCCAGGAACTGCGCGTCGAGCGAGACATTTCCGGCGGCGTGAGGGTGATCCTCGGCGCCGCCGGCTGCGTGTTGTCGCCGGAGGACGCGATCAAGCTCGGCTCGGCGATTCTCAAGGCAGCCGGCTGCAATGTGGACTATCAGGGCGATCCCCTCACCAAGAGGTCATTGAGGCTATGAGCATCACGATCCAGCGGCCGATCAACGACAATCGCCCCGGCGTCGCGGCGGAGTTCCTGCGCATCCCCGAGGCGTTTTTGAAGGTCTATTCGCAGGAGCTGCTTGATTGGGCGTCGGCCCTGGAGACGAAGGGGCAGTTCCTGGAGGTCATGCTGTGGAACCCGCCGGGCGCCACTTCGGTCCTCGCCGCCGGGCATCAGGGCAAGGTCACGCTGCGCTGCGACGTCACGGTCAACCCCGCCAACAAGGCGGTGCGGCTGGTCATCCAGCCCGACGACGAGGCGGACGCGGCGCGCGTCGCCAAGCACTGCGAAGACCTGCCGGGGATCATGCGGGCGCACCGGGCGGCGGCGGAGGCCAATCGCGACAAGCCGCGCGGCGCGGTGTCGGCCGTGTTCAGCCTGCCCGAATACTTCGTTCAGCGCTACGGCTTTGAATTGCGCGAATGGGGCCGCAACCTCAAGAAGATCGGCCTCGTCAAGACGATTGTCCTGCGCGAGGGGACCTTGAGCGACCTGTCGCCAGACCCCGAGATTGGCGCCGTGCTGCTCGGCGTGAAGCTCAAGGCCAAGATCGAGCGGATGGACAACGGCGTCGACCTCCGGCTGATCATCGCGCCAGCCACGGAAAAGGACGAGCGTACCATCGCCAAGCACTGTGAGAAGATGACCCGCGTGGGAATCCCCGCCGTCGCCAACCTCGTCGAACCGCCGCGGCCCGGTATGCCGGCGTTCCCCAACATCATCGGCGCGCCGCCGCCGCCGGCCGACGGAGGGGTGTGATGGGCGTTCCGGCGTTCAAATTTAGCTCGTGTTTCGACGCTATGGAGGCCGCCGCACATTGGGACGCCCACTGGCCGGCGTTGCGCAAACACATCGAAATTATTGCCCGTGAGATGGACCCTATCCTAGAGGAGATTCCGTTCATGCCGCTCAAGAAGGGCTCCAGCAAGAAAGTCATCTCGCAGAACATCAAGACGGAGATGCACGCCGGCCGACCGCAGAAGCAGGCGATCGCAATTGCCATGCGGACCGCGGGGAAGTCGAAGGGCGGCAAGAAGTGACCGCGGAAATCATGGAGTTGTCGGCCGCTAGGAGGTCATCGGGAGCGGAGAGCGCCCTAGCACGCCCCGCCGCGAACCCCTGCAACGGCGCGCGCGAGGCGCTGATCATGTGGATGGAAAAAACGGCGACAATCGCGCCTTGGTTTGATGAAAAGTTAGTCGCCCCCACACCACGCGAAAAGGCCGAAACTGTCGCCGATGCTCTGCTCTGCTATCTCTATGTCGAAGGCTTCAAGGTCGTCCCGCTAGAAGACAAGGACTGGCGCGCATGAGTTCCGGCGACAAACCCTCCGAAGCCGCGCCAGTCAGCGCCATCGTCTCGCTGTTCCAGAAATACCCTGGCTTGCAGAACTTCCACCCCTGGCCGTGCATCGTCTCGCGGCAGTTCCTCGTCCCCTATCTCGCCGGCCGCTCGACCGACGGGATTGTGACCTACATCGACGAGGGAGTGCCGGCCCGGCTCAAGATGGGCGTCGAGCCCGACAAGTACCTCTGCTGCCACGAGGGGCTTGAATGGTGGATGATGACGCGGCTCGACAAGGCGTATTGGGAAGGGCCGGGCGCCAAGTCGGCGCACTGGTGGGCGACCGGCTTCGAGCACATGAACCTCAAGCTAGACGGCTGGTCTGACGACGACATCGGGACCTATGAAAAAGAACTCACGACCTATGTCTCGGAAACCGAGAGCGAGAGAATTTCGGCTGAAACCGTCCCCCCCGATCTCTACCAAGGCCCCTATGAGCCCGCTGGCGACAGCGACAAGGCCGAAGACGACGATGACGCCCTCATCCTGCCGATCCTGCGCGCCGCCCGCGCGCGGCTGATGCAGGTCCAGGAAGCGAGAATGCCGTGAGTTCCGTCTTCAACTTCATCGGCGGTACCAAGGCGGCAGATTTCATCCTCGCCAATAACCCGGTTGATTATATCGGCGGCCCGATCGGCAGCGGCAAGACTAAAGCCATGTGTCTGCGCGTCGGCCGCCACGCCCAAGAACAGAGGCCAAGCCCAAAAGACGGCGTTAGATATACGCGCTTCGCGATGGTCCGCAACACGATGCCGGACCTGAAACGCTCGACTATCCGCACCTGGCTAGAGACCTACCCGGAAGACACATACGGTCGATTTACCTATGGCGCGACGATGGGCCACAAGCTGCGCTATCCCTTCAAGGATGGCCCGGTCCATTGCGAGGTCGATTTCATCTCGCTCGACAAGACCGACGACGTCAAGAAGCTGCGCTCGACCGAGTATACCGGCGTATGCTTCAACGAACTGCCCTTCATCGAGAAGGAATTGTTCGACGAGGCCGACTCGCGCTTGCGCTACCCGCCGCAGGAACATGGCGGCCCGACGTGGCGCGGCGTGCTCGGCGACGGCAACGCGCCCGACGAGGACCACTGGCTCGCCACGATGGCCTATGGGCTCGACCCGCCGGTTGGTCTGGCTGAGGCCGATCGCGCGCTGTACGAATGGCCGGACTCGTGGGGCCTGTACATGCAGCCCGCCGCGCTGATCGAGGAGTTCGACGCGCGCGGCCAGATCACCGGCTACCACATCAACCCCGAGGCCGAAAACCTAAAGAACCTGCCGGCCGACTATTACGATCGCCAACTGCGCGGCAAGACGAAGGCATGGATCGACTCGCGCCTGATGAACCGCGTCGCGCTGGTCGCCGAGGGTCAGCCGGTCTGGCCGATGTTCAGGCGCGAGTTTCACGTGTCGCGCGAGGCGCTGCGGCCGTTCCCCCATTACGACGTACAGGTCGGCCTCGACTTCGGCCGCGTCTATCCCGCCGCCGTGTTCGCCCAGGAGGTCGGCGGCCGCGTCTACATCCAATACGAAATGCTTGGGTTCAACGAGGGGCCGTCGGTCTTCGCGCCGAAGGTGCAGAAGTTCCTGACCCAGCACTACCCCGGCCAGAAGGTCCGCTTTGTCGGCGATCCGAAAGGCCGCGACAAGCACGACGAGCAATCGGCATACGAAATTTGGGCCGCGCACGGGATGCCTGTGATCCCGGCGCCAGTGAAGATGAACGACATCGAGCAGCGCGTCGAGGCGGTCGCCTTTGCGCTGAACGACAATCCGGCCGGCGTCAACCGCGTCGTCATCTCGCCGGTCTGCCGGACGCTGGTCGTCGGCATGTCCGGCCGCTACCATTTGGAACGAGAAGAAAAAGGGGCGCTAACCCCTTCAAAAGACAAGTATTCGAATCTCTGTTTCGCCGCGGGGACGAAGGTGTCAAGGCGGCGGTACAGCCACGGCTCATTAGTCTCCAATATCGAGAGTCTTCTCGTCGGCGACCAGGTGTCCACGCCATTTGGGCCAAAACGCATAATTGCCACTGGACACAGAGAATCAGATACTGTAGAGCTTCTGTTGTCAAATGGCGTCAAGATCAGATGCACGCCTGACCATCCGTTTTGGACAGACCGCGGGTGGGTCGAAGCGCAGCACCTAGGTTCTGAACGCCTGATAATGGAAGGCGAAACAGGATGCTTGCTGCCGTCAAATTCTGGACACGCTTCGGAAATCTCGCCTACGAGTTCCGAGGCCTCAGATTCTACGCGCGCCAGGACGGATATTTTCACAGCAAAAATCCTGGCGGCGTCCTCCTCCATCGAGAAATTTGGTCGGCAAACCATGGAGAAATCCCGGACGGCTATGACGTCCATCATGCCGACGATGACAAATCAAACAACGATCCAGGCAATTTTGAATGCCTGCCGAAGCCGGATCACTGCCGGCACCACATGCGGAGCCCCGAGCGCCTCGCCAAGTCTGCCGAGTCGATCAAGATCGCGATCGAACGAGCGGCCGAAAAGCGCAGGGCAAACCCGCAATGGTCCCGAGAAATCTCATCTATCGCCTGCGCTGCCTCCATCGAAGCAAAGCTTAATGAGCCCCTACAGACATTCCAGTGCGCCCACTGCGGACGGGACTACGAAGTCAAGCCCTCTTCTCGCAAGCGCGGCTTCTGCTCTATGTCGTGTCAGGGGATGGCTCGCAAGGCATCTGGGATCGACGACGAAGACCGCATCTGCGCCGAGTGCGGAGTCGCCTTTCGCGCGAACCGATACATTAGGAAGGATTGCTGTTCGCGTCGTTGCTCGGGGGCCGTCGCGGCGAGAAAGCGTCTACAACATCACGGTTGAGGACGTTCACTGCTACTACGCCGAAGGCGCGCTCGTGAGCAATTGCGACGCGCTGCAATACCTCGTTCTTGGTCTCGGCGACGGCCGCCGCATGATCGGCCTCAGCCCGATCGGCTTGGTCATGCCGGCCAAGATCGGCCGTATGCGCCGGACGATGCGGAGGATTACCGGATGAACGACAAGCTCAATAGCGAACCCGGTCTCATCAGCCGGGAAATAGTGGAAGAAACTGAAACACAGGTTTTGATCCGCGAGACGTGGGATTTGCTCGCGCCAGGCTGCCCGATGATTGCCATGAGGGGCGGACGCCCGGACGTTAGCGCCCGCGTCTGCACACGAACGGCATGGTTGCCAAGGCATGGAATCCCTATCATCCCCTAATGCCGCCGAGCCCGCCGGATGGTTCGTCGTCTTCCACCCCGACGCCTCGTCGCGCTGGCTGTCCGCGCTGGCGATGGGCCACTTCAAGCACGTCTCGGCCTTCACCTATGTCCCGGTCGGCGACTGCTGGCTGTTCCTCGACGCCGAGTGGACTGGCCTGCGCATCGTCCACGCGAAGCATGAGATCGCCCGCCAGCAGATCGCGCGCTACGCCGCGCGCTGCGTCATCATCAAGTTCAAGCGCGCCGACGCCCCGATGAAATGGCGCGGCCGCGCCGGCTTCACCTGCGTCTCGGCGGTCAAGCATTTGCTCCGCGTCAGGACCGGATCATTGCGGCCTGACGCGCTCTATCGCCATCTGCTCGCCAACGGAGGCGAGTTGTTCGATGGGCGAACCGAAGATTCCTGTCGACCCGATGCTGGCGCAGGAGCAACAGCAGGCGCAGACCAGCCTCGCTAACCAACTCCAGACGCAGACGCAGGGCGACATGGCGTCGCTGATGGCGCGCTACGGCACGCAACTCGCGGTAGCCGGCGGCACAACTTCCCCGCTCGTCTCGACCCGCACTGGCGCGCTCGCGCCCGGCAAGGCCGCCTGACCTATGGCAGAAATCCCCTCGACGACCAATTCCGTTCAGAGTGAAGCCGCCTCGACCGGAGAGACCAAGGACCTGCAACAGCAGGCGGTCGCCAAACTAGCCGCGGCGCGCACCTGGAAATCGTACATCGAACTCGACGTGAAGGAGTGCTACTTTCTCGCGGCTCCGAATCGCCAGCGCCAGATTTCCTCGATGACGTCGCCGAGCCAGGCGCGCATGTTGGACGCGCCCGAACTCAACACCGACGAAACCTTTATCATTGTTGAGGACTTCGTCACGGCGGTCGTTGGCGCGTTCATGCCGGAAGCCGAGCCGTGGTGCGAGCGCGGACCGGGCATGGACCTGCCGGGCGGCGCCGAAGGGTCGGTCTGGCGCAAGGTCCGCGACCAGATCAAGAAGGACGACCAGGCGATCTTCGCCGCCATGAAGGCGTCGAACCTTTATCCTGAAATCCCGAAAGCATTCAACCCGGACCTCGCGATCGGCACGGCCGCCGTGTGGATCGAGCGCCCGCACCCGGCCGCGGCCGTCACCGTCTCTGCGATTCCTTTCCGGGAACTCGAAATCGACCTTGGGCCTTATGGCGAGGTCGACTATCGCGCCGCCGTGCGTTTCACGAGGAACCACTACGTCCGCGAACTCATTGGCGAGGAAGTGTGGAAGAAGGTTCCCCCTGAGGTCAAGAAAAAGCACGAGGACAAGCCGTCCGACCGGACGCAGGTGATTTGGGCCTTCTGGCGCGATTGGGAGGACAAGTCGGACGAGGTCTGGCAGCACGTCATCATGATCGACAACCAGGTCATCCACGACGCGAGGTGCATCGGCGAGGGCTCTTGTCCGTTGTTGGTCATGCGCTTCGGCGCGACGGCCGACTGGCCGCACGGCGTCGGCCCGCTGATCAAGGGCCTGCCGAGCTTCCGCCAGATCGACGAACTCGAATACATGCGGACGGTTCACGCCGCGCGCTCGATCATGCCGCCGATCACGTACCCCGACGATTCATTCGCCGCCGTCGAGAATGGCGTCGAGGAAGACATGGCCTACCCGATCCGGCCGGGCTCTGAGGGCGCCGTCAAACCGATCTTCACGGTCCCGCCACCCGAGGTCGCCAACTACGCCTATCAGGAAAAGATCAAGAAGCTGCGCAAGCTGTTCTTCGTCGACTACCCCGAGCAAACAGGCGACACGCCGCCGACGCTCGGCCAGTGGCTAGACGAGATGGCGCGCGCGCAGCGCCGCCTCGGGACGCCCGGCCTGCCGTTCTGGCGCGAGGGCCCGGCGCAGATTTTCCTCCGCTTCAAGTGGCTGCTTGAGAAGGCTGGAGCGATTCAGCCGATCCGCGTTGACGGGCGCGCTGTCGCGACCATGCCGCGCAACCCGGCGCAGGCCGCCGCCGAACAGCAGGAAGTCGGCATGGCGATCAAGGCGCTGCAAATCATCGCGCCGACCTTCCCCGAGGAGTTTAAGATGTATTGCGATGGCGCCGGAACAATGAAGGCGATCGTCGACAAGATGCGCGTCGGCCTGATCAAGTGGCGCAATCCCGACCAGGTCAAACAGGCAACCGCGGCGATCGCCCAACTGGCCGGCGCGCGCCATGCTGGAGCGCCGCCCAACGAGACGCCGGGATCGGCCGCATGAGCGAAGTTTCCGACGACGATCTCAAACTGGCGATTGACCGCATTGCGCGCACGCCAGACGGCGTGACCCTCTACCTCTATTTGCAGAAGGCGCTCTGCGGCGTCATCAGCGATGGATCGGACAGATCATTGCAAGCCGACCACGGTCGCCGCAGTTTCGCGCGTGATCTAATGGCTCTGATGGCCGAGGGAATTGCTCTAAGTGACCGAAGTCGCCCCGTCACCTTCCGCCTCGCCAGCGCCGACCCCCGCCACGCCCGTCGCGTCCCCGGCGCCCGTCTCGTCAGCCGCGACGCCTACGTCCCCGGCTTCTCCGACCCCGACCGCGACCCCGACGCCGACCCCCGCCCCGACTCCGGCCGCTCAGAGTAACGAGCGGCCGGCTTATATCCCCGAGGCGTATTGGGACGCGAGCGCCGGCAAGGTCAAGGACGCTGAGTTCGCCGCCCACTTCAACGAGCTTCAAACCCGCGTCGCCGCCGACGAATCGCGCCGGCTGACGCTCCCGGCCAAGCCGGAAGACTACAAGATCGAACTGCCGAAGGATTTCACGCTGCCGCAAGGCGTCGAGTTCAAGATCGACGTCGACAATCCGTTGTGGGCGCAAGGCCAGCAATGGGCGCAGAAGAACGGCCTGACCCAGGAAGCCTTCCAGGAAGCCATTGCGCTTGTCGCCGGCGACCGCGTCGGCACCGCCGCGCAGATCGACCAGGCGCGCAAAGCCGAGA